TGGATATAATAAGTTAAAATCGGTATCGGTTAAAAAGTATACAAAGCTTGGAACGGAAGCAAAGGCAATAGAAGGCAAGAAGTCCTTAGCCTTTTTAATTGCTCGTAGTATACATAGGAAAGGTACAAAATCTACACGCTACTTTGATAGAGCGGTAGCGCAAATATTTAATAAAGAATTTATTGAGAATATAGCAATCGCAGTAGGTGGCGATATTCAAATTCAAATCAAACAAGCAATAAATGGCAATAACAATAACAAGTAGTCCTGCACCTTATTCGTCTATGCACGATAACCTGTGGTTCGTATCAAGTTCTACTAATAGCGGAACAACAAACTTTAAATTTGTTTATGATGTCTATATAAACGGAAGCCAGGTAATTAGATCAAAAGTATTCCCTTCTCCAAGTGCAGAAGGTAGCTACGGGGTATTTAACGCATCTCCAATGGTAAGAAGCTTTGTTACTAACTACTTTGAGCCTTCAGGAAACTCAATACTTGTAGCATCAAATGACAAGATAAAAGTAGATTACCAAATAAGAGTAGGCGAGGAAGTTAGCGGTGTTACAACTACTAACTTAGCATCTGGAAACTTCTCAGCTTACAACTTTGTGCCACCATTATTTGCTGACGTATTCTTAACTAAGAACCAAACGCCTTTAGTACTATCGGACTATTACGACAATTTACTATTAGAAAACTTTACCGATGACTTCTTAACCGAGCGTGATACAAATGACATTACGCTTGAATATGGAGATAACTTTTACATTACCTTCCTACGCATAGCAACTGGCGGTTATTCGGCTTGGGTTGAGGTTTTAGGTCCTGGAGATGTAGTTACTAATACAGTAAGCGGAGATATTACGTTAAGTGGTCAATTCAATATGTTTAACCTACAAGCAGGACACATAAACAATTGGGCATCTGGCACGATTATAGACGAGAATACTTACGGCTATAACTTCTATTTAAAAAGAGGTGGCGCACAAACAAGGGTAATTAAACTAAGACATAAGTGCTATCCTAAATACCAACAATTTAACTTAGAGTTCTTAAATAGATTAGGCGGTTGGGACACAAAAAAGTTCGCCCTTGTAAATAGAAGGTCGAGCGAATATCAAAGAGCATCATACAGGCGAAGCGATTGGCAGCTTGTAGGTGGACAAATGACAAACATCGATGGATATAACAGGTATAACGAAACGACTTTCAACTATGCTATTCAGCATAAGGATAAATATAAGCTTACTTCTGATTGGGTTAGCGAACAAGATTATTCTTGGTTGGCTCAGCTTGTATCGTCTCCTATTGTATATATGGAAGTACTTGGTGCTTATTTCCCTGTTACAATAACCACAACTAACTACGAGTATAAGTTAGAAAGTGCGGATAAACTATTTAACTTTGAGATTGAAGTAGAAGTAGGAAAATACTTAACAAGTCAATTTAGATAATGATTAGTACTGAGATTTATATTGAGGATAGAAAAATAGATTTATTGCAGGATATATCTACCGAGTTTACTTATGCCATTGATGACGTAAGCGAGTTCGGTAGTCGCAATACTTCCTTTAGTAAAACAATAAGCATACCGGGAACTGCAACTAATAACTTGGTATTTGGCTATATATTCGAACTTAACAACGCTAACTTTACGGATAATACCTTACCAAACGTAGGGTATAACTACAATGTAACTAAACAAGCTAATTGTAAAATTTTTATCGACAAAGTACAAATATTCAAAGGTACTTTACGAATATTGGAAATAGTTATAGATAAAGAGACAATCGAGTATCAATGTAGTGTGTTTGGAGAACTTGGTGGCTTTATTAACCAATTAGGAAATAAGCGTTTGGAAGATTTAGATTTTAGTGCTTACAACCATACTTATAGCGTAGCTAATATTAGTGCGAGTTGGGATAATGCAGGTGGTTCTGGTTACTATTATCCTTTAATTGATTACGGAAACGTAAGCACCGGAACATACGGAACGGCTAAAAAGGACTTCCAATACACAACGTTTAGACCTGCTTTATATGTTAAGGAGTATATACAAAAAATATTTGCAGGTACAGATTATACCTTTAGTTGCCCGTTCTTTAATAGTGCTTTATTTAATAGGCTAATTATACCGCATAATCAAACCACTATTACGGCTTTAAACAATACAAGTTTAAATGCAGCAGCTAAAATAATGACTATTAATACTAACCTAAGTCCTTATGCTGAATTTACAATGGTTGCAGCAGGTAGTTTTACGCTTGACGGATTAGGGCAAGTTTTTACTTATACAGGTACGCCTACAATTACAACGAATGTAGAATTAACGCTTCGTGGAGATGTTACTTTTTTCAATCCAAGTTTGCCTAACTATTCAGTGATACTAAAAAAGAATGGTAATGAAATAGGCAGACAAAATTTTGATGCAAGTGTTAATACTTTTATGGATTGCAACTTTACAATTAGCGGTGTAAATTTTGCTACTAACGATACAATGCAGGTTGAGGTTTTAGGTAATGGCATTATCATAGGCGTAATTATGGGCGAGGTTAAACTTACTACAAGTACACCTACGCAAGTACAAATTAACTTAGGCGAAACAATAACAGTAAACGATACTATCCCTAAGGGTATATTCCAAAGAGATTTCTTTTTAAGCATTGTTAAGATGTTTAACCTATATGTTTATGAGAATAAGTTTAACGACAAAGAACTGGTTATTAGTCCGTTTGTGGACTTCTATCCTGAAGTATCGGCTAATGCAGAAGATTGGACAAATAAAATAGATAGGTCAAAACCTTTGAGCATAAAGCCAATGAGTGAGATTAATGCTCGTTACTATAACTACAAGTTCAAACAAGACAATGACTTCTATAATGAAAACTATCGTAAGAAGTATACCGAAGGATATGGAGATTTTATATACGATACCGAGTTTGATTTCGTAAAAGAAACGGACACTTTAGAATTAATATTTGCTTCGTCTGTATTGTTTCAGCAAACAGGACAAGACAAAGTATTTCCTGCTATCTATAAAAAGTCAAATAGCAATAACGCAGAAGATAGAATGGATAGCATTATACGAATAATGCAAACAAAGAAAATAACGGGAGTAGCAAGTTGGAACATTATGAACACAACTACTAACTTGGCTTCTTATACAAGTTATGGTTATGCAGGGCATTTAGATGACCCTATCAACCCTACTAACGATATTAACTTTGGCGCACCTAAAGAACTACAATTTAGTCCTAATACTTACCCAAGCACAAACATATTTAATGCGTTTCATAGTCCTTACCTTGCTGAGATAACAAGCAAAGATAGTAAGCTATTAACCTGCTTTGGTTTATTGGATATTGTAGACATTTTTAATTTAGATTTTAGTAAGTACATCTGGATAGACGGAGTATTGTTTAGGCTTAACAAGGTCGAAAACTTTAACCCAATGGAATACAACACTACTAAACTATCATTCCTTAAAGTAATAGAAACATCATACTAATGGCACAAGAGAACGTAGGTATAAATATACAGGTTGGCGGTAACCAAGACCAAGCTTTAGGCTCGTTAAAAGCACAATTAAGAGAAGCAACTAACGAGGTAACTAAACTATCCGAGCAGTTTGGTGCAAGTAGCAAGGAAGCCGTAAACGCAGCAAAGAGGGCAGCCGAACTTAAAGACCAAATCGGAGATGCTAAAAGTTTAATCGATGCCTTTAATCCAGATGCTAAGTTCAAAGCCTTAACTGCTTCGCTTGGTGGTGTAGCAGGTGGCTTTAGTGCCTTACAAGGTGCAACTGCTTTATTCGGTAAAGAGAACGAGGACTTAGAGAAAACTTTGTTAAAGGTACAATCTGCTATGGCTTTATCTCAAGGCTTACAAGCCGTAGGGGAAAGTATTGATAGCTTTAAGCAGTTAGGTACAGTTATCAAAACGCAGGTAGTTAGTGCGTTCTCTACTTTAAGAGGTGCTTTAATCGCAACGGGTATTGGTGCTTTAGCAATCGGGATTGGTTTAGTAGCTGCTAACTTTGACAAAGTAAAGAAGGCGGTACTAAGTTTAGTGCCAGGACTTGCACAAGTTGGAACATTCTTTAGTAGCATTATTACAAAAGTTACCGATTTCGTAGGTGTAACATCACAAGCAGAACGTGCTTTAGCTTCTTTAGAACAAACAACAAAGCGTGGTAACGAAGGTATCGAGGCACGAATTAAAGTGCTTACTGCACAAGGTGGGAAGGAGAAGGAGATATACGAACTATCTAAACAACAGGGAGAAGCAGAACTTAATTTTTTAAGAGCAAAACTTAAAACTAAGGAAGGCTTAAACCAAGACGAACTAAAGAAGTTTAGAGACCTTAAAACACAACAAGCAGTTTTAGATGCCCAAGAACAAAAAAGACAACAAGATGTATTAAAGGAAAACGCTAAAGCAGGAGCAGATGCAAGTAAAGAAGCAGATGCGAAACGTAAAGCCGAAGCAGAAAAAAGAAAAGCAGAAAATGAAAAGCTAAACGAGGAATTATTAAAAACACAACAAGACCGAAGGAAGCTACTTGCGGAAGATAACTTATTAACGCAAGACCAAATTGATAAGGATAGAAAAGATGCCGAGGAGAAGGCTAAAAAAGAACAAGAAGCAGTAAATAATGAAAGGTTAGCAAACCAAAAGGAAGTTATGTCTACTATGACTAACTATACTTTACAAGGTATACAAACTCAACAAAAAGCTGCCGAAACAGAAAAACAAATTGAGAAACAAAAGACAGATGATAAGTTAAAAGAACTTGAACTACAAAAGCAAGGAGCAATGGCTGCCCTTGATGCAGTTGCTACTATTATAGACCAAAATAGTGTTGCAGGTAAAGCTATTGCAGTTGCTAAAGCAGTTATGTCTACTTACGAAGGTGCGACTAAAGCTTTGGGTGCTTATCCGCCACCATTCGGAGCGATTGCAGCAGCAGCCACAGTTGCAGCAGGATTGGCAAACGTTAAAAGGATTGTTTCTACAAATATACCTTCAGCAAGAGGTACTGGAAGCGTAGGGGGTGGAGCATCTGCACCGAGTATAAATTCGGCAGCACCAATAGCACCGCCACAACCACAAGCAGCTACTACAAATCTAAGTAGCCAGACAATTAACGCAATAGGCAACCAAGCCATTAGAAGCTACGTTGTGGAAAGCGATGTAACAAGTAACCAACAAAGAATTGCAGCTATTCAGCAAAGAGCAAGGTTCGGTTAAATGATAACAATTTAAAACACTTAATATTTACGAATATGGACTTACCTGTTTATTTATTAGACATTAGCGAGGATATGAATGACGATGCCGAAGTGGATTACGTGGCACTCGTAGACAGACCTGCTATACAAAAGAATTGGAATGCCTTTAAAAACCAACAACGCTTTGAAGTGGTTAGCGAAGATAAGCGAATTATTTCTGGACCTCTTATGCTTGCTGACGTACCTATTTTTCGCAGTGATGCTACTTATGGCGATTACTATGTGGTGTTCTCTAAAGATACTATTTTTAAGATTGCTCAAAAGTTTTTCAAAAGAGGCTACCAATCAAACGTAAACTTAATGCACTCTCCTGACCAACAAGTAGAAGGCGTTACTATGTTTGAAAGCTTTATTACCGATGCAAGTAGAGGCATACAACCAATGAAGGGTTTTGAAGATGCACCTGACGGGTCTTGGTTTGGTTCTTTCAAAGTAGACAACGAAGGCGTTTGGAACGATGTTAAAGAGGGCAAATTTAAAGGCTTTAGCGTAGAAGGGTTATTTACCTACAAAACAAAGCCAAGTAAAGAACAAGAACTTATGAATGCAATAAAGGAAATATTGCAACGGGTTAAATGATAAACAAAATCTTTTATTAATATTTAAACAAAAAGAATGATGAACGCAAAAGATGCAATTATGCAAATTAGGGCTTTATTCGAAGATATGCCACAAGTAGAAGCACCTGCTCCTGCTGAAGCACCTATCGAGGAAGTACCTGTTACATTCGCAGAATATAGCCTTATGGATGGAACTAAGGTTATGATTAGCGAACTTGCTATCGGTGGTCAAGTTACATTGGAAGATGGAAGTCCTGCACCAATGGGAGAACACCAATTAGCAGACGGAACTCAAATTGAGTTAGACGAAAATTCTAAAATCATTTCTATCGAAACTCCAGAAGTAGAAGCGGAAATCGCTGACGAAACTCCTGCTGAAATGGGTAAAAAGATGGACGAGAAAATGGCAGACGAAATCGCTGCTTTAGTTTCTGAAAACGAAAATCTAAAATCACAAGTAGCACAATTAGAGGCAAAAGTTAAGAATGGCTTTAGTCAAGTAGCTGAACTTATAGAAGCACTTACTAAAACTCCTAACGCTGAACCTATTGCGCAACCAAAAAACAACTTTGCTTCTAACGTAACTACAAAGGATATGAAGTACGAAAGAATTGCAAAATTTAGAAACGCTTTATTAAACAAATAAAAATAAAATAAAATGGGATTTGATGTATCTGCATTAGCAAACTATACAAAAG